ATTTAACTTGTTTCTTAAGTGGACTAAAAATGAAACTATCGATAAGAGGTCTCTTGACATTACGGACGCGATTGCTGTAGGCTATGCCGCAACAATTATTACTCGAAGCACTTCAGAGTGCCTTTCGGGATCACGGTAAGATTTCCGGCGATGAATTAAATCTATTTTGCCCCAAGCATCCTTATACAAATTCTGGCAAGCACCGAAGAAAAATGTCCATATCCCTTTCAAAGCCAATCAGATATCATTGTTGGATTGGTGGTGAGGGAGGAACCGGCCTTAAAAAATTAATTGAAGAATATAGTCTTGACCCCGCAATTTTTGAAGGAATCGATGGTCTTGATTTAGAACCGCAAGAACGAAAAAGTGAAATTGTCTCCTTACCAATTGATTTTGTTCCGCTCGTGTCCAGGGTTACCTCAATCGAGCACGCGCATGCCCTGAAGTATATAAAACAAGATCGTGGGCTGACCGATGATCAAATCTTGAGGTATAAAATTGGTTTTTGTGAAAGAGGAGATTATCGAGGAAGAATCATAGTCCCATCTTTTGATTACTCCGGTGAATTCAATTATTTCGTGGCGAGGTCTTATCTTGCGAATAGTTCGATGACATATCGATATCCATCGGCTAGGCGTGGAGAAATAATTTTCAATGAGATAAACATGTCGTTCTCACAAGAGATTCAATTGTGCGAGGGTGTGTTTGATTCCTTTTCTTGTGGTCCGAATTCAATTCCTCTTCTTGGCTCCAGCATCAGTGAAAAATTAATAATGCGCTTAATTGATGACTGTCCCTGTGTCTATGTTGTTCTTGATCCCGATACATACACCAAACCGGATATAACTCAAGATTCGAAATTATTAAAGATGGTTCAAAAATTAAAAGAGTGCGATATTCCAGTGAAATTAATTGATGTTCGCGGTGAGTGGAAGGATGTTGACGAGATGGTGCGCAAAGCTGGTTATGGTGAATTCTTGAAAAGAAAAGAAAACGCTATTCCTGTTGATTTTTCATTTATTATGAGAGCGAAATTGAACGAGGTGTGATCTAACGAGGCAGTCGGGCTTTCCAAGTTCCGTGTGTTTCTTCCGGGATTTCTCGGATCTCGATGGTGTCGCCGTATCCAGAATAATCAATTTTTTCGTTTACTTCTTCTGGAACAAGATCTCCTGCCACTTGTCCAAGCCACTTGCGGGCATATTCCTGTGCCTCGTCGAAAGTGTTGAACTTCGAATTGTCCCAGCTTTTGTGAACTCCATGGTGATGACAATCGGCTGGTTTGTTATTATCAAAAACCTGAAACATTTGGCGCTCCTCCATCCTGAACCTATTATACCATAATTTTTGTTTTTTATCAATCACCAATTCAATGATGTTCTTGCGTGGTAAATTATGTCTATGAAATTCGCTCACATAGCCGATATTCATAATCGCAATTATCAAAGGCACGACCAATATCGGATCGCTTTTGCGAAAACATATGAAATTTTAAAAGAAGAAAAGCCCGATGCCATTGTTGTTTGTGGCGATATTGCTCACACGAAAACTGAATTGTCGCCCGAATATATTTCGCTTAGTTCAGAATTTATCAAAAATTTGTCATTGCTTGCCAATAGGGTTGACATTATTCTTGGTAACCATGATGGAAATTTAAGAAACAAAGATCGTGAAAATGCCATTGCTCCGCTTGTAAAGAATCTTGGGCTCAAAAATATTTATCTCCACGAGAAATCAGGGATTGTTGATATCAATGATAAGTTTCGATATGCCATTTTTTCTTGCTGGGATGAAGAAAATTTTCCAAGACTGGAACCGAATGATAAAGTTACAATTGCTTTATTCCACGGGACGGTTGATGGTTGTAAGCCGGACAATTATGACAATATCCTCGTTGATCACAAAATAGTTCTAAAAAGCAATTATCCACTGAGTTTATTTGATAATTGTGATTACCTTCTGGCCGGAGACATACATAAGCACCAATCGATGGATAAAGAAGGTCGTTTTGTTTATGCCGGTTCTCTTATTCAACAAAATGTCGGGGAATCGACTGACAAAGGTTTCTATATTTGGGATATCAAGTCAAAAAAGGAATTCTCAAAGGCAAGGAAAAATATCTATGTTCCAGGGATGTGGGCCACAATAAAGGTAAACAATAAAGGAGAGACAAGCAGAACCTTTGAAATTATCCCCGATGAATCAATTGTTCGATTACACTATGATTCAGATATCGATAAACAGTTGTTGGCCAATACAGTTGCGACATTGGTGGTTGAACACCCGACCTGTAAAATAGAACAGATTAAAAACACTGTTGCCGAAATAAATACTAGCAAAATTAATCAGAACAATGATATCAAATCTTATCTTGTTGGCAAGAAAATTGCTGATGATGTAATTGAAAAAGTAACGAAACTCGATACTGATATTAAATCAAAAATAAACCTCGATGATTTTTACCACGGTTTGATATGGCAGTTAATCGAGCTTGAATGGTCGAATTTATTTTCATATGGAGAAGATAACAAAATAAATCTTGAAAATTTAAGTGGACTTATCGGAATTTTTGGTCCGAACGGAATAGGTAAATCATCAATCATTGATATTCTTTTGTGGGTTTTGTTTAATAATATATCAAAGAAGACAAAAAAGAATCATTGGATTATTCGTGATGGAACTAAAGAAGCAAAGGCATCGGCAATAATAAAGGCTAACAATGGGAACATATATAAAATAACAAGACTCATCAATCGTAAGAACAAAAGTAACAAAGAAACATCACAAGTTAGTGTTGAGTTTTCACGAACATCATCAGCGGGGATTGTCGAGAACCTTAATGGCATAGATCGAGTGGATACCGATAAAAATATTAGACAAATTTTTGGAACTCTCGATGATTTCGTTATGACATCTATGGTTCCCGCCGGAATGATGAACAATTTCGTGAATAACATTGGTTCAGAACGATTTGATTTGCTATCAACATTTCTTGGTATCGGTTCGTTTAAATTAAAACATGAAGCCGCAAAGAAAATGTCGGGTGATTTACAGCACAAGATAAAAGCCACAAGAATCGATTTTGATAAGGAAATACAAGATAATAACGCCCAAGTGATAAAATATGAAGTGTTGTGTGAAGATCTTAAGAAGCAGTTGGATGAGCAAAAACAAAAATCAAAGGAATTAAATGGTCAAATTGTCGCCCTTAATAAAGAAATAACGACAACAGAGTTATATAATTGCGACGAAGCAATAACAAACTTATCTAAATCTGAATCAACAATTAAAGTAGTCCAGGAACGATTAGATGAATTGTGTCAGGCCAGTGGATTGTGTTTGGGGAAAATTCATTTTTATGACGATAAAATAAACAATTCCCTTGACGAGAGTGTTGTGAAGACATATTTGGAAGCTAAAAATGTTGAGAAAGATCTTAACTCTAAATGGACAACAATGAATGCTAAGGAAAACATATTATCATCGTCACTTAAAATTCTTGATGAAGTTCCGTGTGATAACAAAGAATGTATTTTTATTAGGGATGCTTATAATAAAAAGGACCAATATGAAGTGCTCCATAGTCAATCATACTCATTAATGAAAGACATAAAAGTTATATCAATGGATATCGAGAAATTATCAATCGAATATGATAAATTTAGATATATCCAAGAACAAAATTCAAAATTTATGGTGGAAAAGAGTAAATTCACTACTTTATATGGTAAAGCTCAGAGTGGTTTGGCCGTATCAGAATCGGTTTTGAATTCGGCTATCAAGGATGTGGGGTTGTGGAAAGAACGAGTCAAGATTGCCGAGAAACAAAAAGAGATATTTGAAAAAAATAAACAATTAGAAAGGGACATTGAGCGAATTTCCATTGAAAAATCGGTAATTGATGATGCTATTGATTTAAAAAACATTCAGTATATAAAACATCTTGAATTGTTTGGAAAATGTAAGTTTATGCTGGAAGATTCGCAGAAGAAAAAACAAGAATGGGCAGCACTTAATGATGAATATGCGGCCTACGATGAATATATAAAACTAACTTCAAGAGAAGGATTGCCGCTAAGTATTGTTCTAAAGAATTTGGTTAATGTCAACAATGAGATAGCCACAACACTAACAAATAATGGTTATGACTTTTCGGTTTATTTCCAATCGAACGAGGATAACGAAATAGAAATTTTTATGAAGAAAGATGGGTTAACAAGACATCTCGAAGTAGTATCAGAAAGCGAGAAATATACAGCAAGTTTCCTAATTCGGACATCGCTTCTTAATATTTGTTCATTGCCTAAACCATCCATGTTTTGGATCGACGAAACTTTTGGCTGTTACGACCCGGCTAGACTCCATGGCTTTATGGATCTAATAACTTATGCGAGGAATCAGTTTAGTCACATCTTTGTTATCAGTCATGTCAGTGCGGCAAAAGAACTTGTTGATCATATTTTAGACATTAATCAGGGAAATGGCATTTCTCGGTGTTACAATAATTAAAATTGAAGGAATGTGTGATTATTATGTCAGTATTTAAGAGTCCTTGGTTATATATCGCAGGGGTTATGTTTTTGTGCCTCGTCGGCGGTGCTATTTGGCATCAATGTTCGATCAATTCTTTAAAAGAAGACAATTCGAAGATGCTACAGCAATTGCTTGAATCATCCGACTATGCTACCAAAAAATTGGATGAGACTTTGTATGGTGTCAAAACCATTGAGTCAAACAGTATTTCTCCCGATTTATTGACGCAATCTATTAAGGATCAAATTGATAAAGCAAATTTGACCAGTGTTTACGCCGCGCAGCTTTCAATTCAGGCTAGTTTATCAAAAGTATTAGAAGGTGTAGCGGGAGCAACTACGGCAATTCCTCGTCCTCCTACCACCGGAACGACCACGATTATTGTGAGGTCCCCAACAAATGGAAATAATAATCCCAACAATACCGGCACTTCTGTCAATCCTGATATTCCTATTAACAATCCGACTCCGACCCCCGAAAGTGTAGATAGCTGTAATACTTGTTTGGCATCGAACATTTTGAGAGTGCCGATAGATACAACGAGTGGACCACTGAGAATTCGTGGCTATACAGATACAGGCCCGAGATTGGGAGATCCAGGGAGTTTTCATCTTGAGGCGGAATGGATAAAGCAAATTCAAATACAAATAGCGTTGACACAGGCGGAAGATGGCTCATGGTCGACTCTTGTTGATTCGATGGATCCCGAAATTAGTGTTGATAGAATACAATCGATGATTAATATTTCTCCTTTTCAACAAAGATGGTGGGAGAAAATTATGCTATCCGGTGGATTAGCTGGTGGAGAGAGCGGGATTTTGGTTAATGCTATGCTGGGATATCAGATTACCGATCATTTTAGTTTAATGGGTGGATTCTTTTTTGATTTCCCTATAGATGGTTCTGTGATGTCGTATAATAAGCAAGCATTTTATGGCGCGCAATTAATTTGGCATCCGTAGGTTGTTACCTATTGATTATCCTTCCTACTTGTGTTTCCGATACTCCATATTGTGTTGCTAGCGATTGTTTAGTTATTGGTTGTGTGTAATATAAGAATATGATTTCTGACCTTTCGATATCTGTAAGTTTGGCTGCCGGATTATTTTCTCCACAATTTAATTTATGTAGGAATTCTTTTTGTGTCTCGGGCAATATCCTACCAACACTTCTTTTGTTCCCCGTGAGACTAACGATTATTTTTTGAATATGATCTTGTGATAATTTTTGCCCGGCTTTGTTTTTGTTGTCGAATCCCCATCCCTTTCTTTTTGCTAATTTCGAATGGGCTGCTTTCTGTTCCTTAGTCCATTTTGGATGAGAATGGTTTTTACCGGCAATGCTCAATTTTCTTTTGGTTTCTTCTGATGCTCTGTATCCTAAATTGCTTCCGGCAGTTGGTGAAATATTGTATCCTTTATCTTTTTTATAACTTTCGTAAAGATCAAGATAAATTTGCTCACATGGAACCAACATTGTGTCAAACTTGACTAAACGAATTTTTTCGAATTTGAAGTTATTTTCTCCGTATTTATTCCATGCCCTTTGTAAATGTTGATTGTCGTGTTTATCATTCCTTAATTTATATTTATGTGTTTTCCATCGGTTCCTAAAGCTTATTGCTGATCCAATATAAACTTTGTTGTTTGTTAAATTTGTAATTAAATAGATCCCTCCTTTACATTTTTTTGGTTGTGTGGTTTCATGATTTTGTGGTATCTGTTCTTGTTCCATATAATAATTATTCTGTCATGGTTTTTCTGTTTATTTGGAAATCAAATGTGTTGAAATACCGAAATGGAGAGATACAATGAGGATCGGCAAGGATTCTTTGGTTCGGATTGAGAAGAGTGTTTATGAAATCTTACGGAATTATGGATTACTATACGGCAAGGAAATTAAGCAGCTAACGAATGAAATTATTAAGAAGTGGGAAGAAGAAAAAATATCCGACTCTGACAAGAAATTAATTCAACAAATGCTCTCTCGTGGTGGCGGAAAGAAACAGATATGAATATCCATGTAAAACGAGTTCCAAAGTATTTTAATCGATCCATTATTGAAAAGTGGTCCTTGTATCTTGCTAAGCTATTTATGCTTGAATATGATATTGTTCTTGAAATTAAAAACATAAAGCGAGATAAAGATACGCCGAAAGGTGAAATGTGTTTCGGCCTATGTAATGTCGGTGATGGAAATTGGCACGAAATAACAATAAATTCGATTTTGCTTAAAGATAAAGTATATGTCCAATTTTTAGATGTGATGGTTCATGAATTTTTTCATTGTATCGACCACGAAAAGATTTTTGATGATATTGGGAAAATTAAAGAAGATGACAATTGGGACAAGAAAGTTTCAAAAGTCGTAGATAGACACACTACGAAGACTAAAAGAGCATTTAGCGAAGATCGGGCTTATAACATGGGCTTTTTCCTTAGCGAAGTGTTATACCCGCGTTTTAAAAAAGATCTAAAGAAACATGGAATTGTGGAGAAGTGGATTCATGATTAAAAACGAGTATTTCTGTCCTAATTTAAAAGAAAATGGTGAGAAGTGTGGAGCTTTACTAACAAAAGATATGGATACTCGCATGTTTTCAAGAATTGGTTGCTGTTGCGAGTGCGAAGCGGACTTATCAACCCATCTTGCCGCAAAGAAATTTGATAAAAAATTGAAATTGCTTGAATTCTTGAAAAACCATAAGGATGAACTATATCTTGACGATGACACCAATAAAATGGTTGTTGAATTTATGAAGATTTTACGCGATGATGAAATTGAATTGGTGGATAACGGCAATTTAGAATTATAACGAGTGTGGAGGAAAAGAATAATTAAAATATGACAAAAATTTATAGAACAACCCTGAGTGAAGTAAGAAAATTGGTAAAAGAACAAAGACGAAAGAGGGAACCAGTTCCAGAATTTGATCCTCTGGATCCGAGGGAAGTTGACAACGCAATGCGTGAGGGCATTCAGCCATTAGTTGATTCTTTGAAAAGAAGATTGGTAAGGAATTTAAAGCGGTATGCAAGGGAACACCACCTTGAATACAATGATGTTTATACCATAATATCTGAAATTCCTGACGACGAGCCGAATTTGGCCATTATTGCATTGATGGATACTGCTGGAGAAGAGGAATAAAATGGCTGAAGAAAAGAAATTAGATGTAATGAAGAACGAAGATAAAAGTCAGGTTCTTGATGTCCTTAATGAGGATTTAAAATCGAAAATAGGAAATTCGTTTGCTCTTTTAAAAAATGAAAATACGAATCCATCAATTGGTATGGGAATTACTTTTCTTGGAGAAAGTCAAATGATTCTATTCGTGTCAAGCTATGTGAATTATATTAATGAAAGAAAACAAAAGAATGATGCTGTTGCTTATGGATATTCGATGTTAGAATCTCTTGTGAAAAGACTTAAAGAACGAGTAAAAGAAGATCATAAAGTTTCTCTTACCGCGAAAATGCTGTCAGAAAATTTCGATACTGAGACATTATCTTTAAATGGACGCAGTAAAATTACTGTTCGTCGTCTTTTTAAAATCAATAAATAGGGGATGGAAATGACGAAGATTTATAGAACAAAACTAAGTGAATTACGAAAAGTAATAAGAGAACAGGAAGGGGCTAAACCGGGTAGTGTGGCAACATTTGCTGACGCTGTTTCTGAAGCGATGCAAGACGATTCTGCGAAATCTGATTTGGCAGATGCAATTGGGGCGGTTTATGGCCCAGATAGTATCCGTAAAATAGTAGGATTTTTCAATGAATATGCCGACCAAAAAGTGGCATCTGATGGTAGTGTTAAGAGCATATATCGTGTATTGCACAATCAAATAAGTAGATATTATGTGGAAGAGTTAGCTAATAAAATAAGTAGTTTTAAACCAGAAAGATTTAGGAAATTAGTGGCGATTTTACGAGGGGACGAAGCATAATTTAATCTGATAATTATTATGTGCCATTAGATAAAAACACCCGCCCACCGATAGAACAAATAAAAAGCGAATGGACTAAATGTGCGAACTCGCCCATCTATTTTTTGAGTGAATATGGCTATATTAGAACAGAAGAAAAAGGTATCGTAAAATTTGATCTTTTCGATTACCAAAAAGAAATTCTTGATTATCTTCGAAACGATTCAATAAAAAATATCGCCGTTCTTAAAAGCCGTCAGTTAGGATTATCCACAATTGTTGCTGGATTCGTTGCTTGGTCCCTAATTTTTAGAAAAGATCGTCACATTTTTAATATGGCAACGAAACTTGAAATTGCTCAAGTTATTCTTGAAATGGTGCGAACTTTTATCGAAGAATGCCCAAAATGGTTGAATTTTTGGGTCATTAAGAAAAATAACACTAGAACAATTGCTTTGTCTAACGGAAGTTGGGTCAGGGCTATGCCAACTTCGAAGAAAGACACTGGAAGGGCCGAGGCGGCATCTTTATTCGTTATTGATGAAGCAGCACTTATAGACAATCTCGATGAAATATATACGGCTCTCTTTCCTTCATTGTCATGTGTTGGTGGCGACACGTATATAATGACAGATGGGGGGATAAAACAAATAAAAGATTTGTGTATTGGGAAAACCAATGGATTTTTTGAAATTGAGAACATCAAGACTATTGGGCGTAATGGGTGTGAAAACATAAGTCATGGGTTTGTTTCCCAAATAAGCGATACATTGAAATTTACAGTTAAATATGGGTTTAAATTAGAAACTACGCTGAATCATCCAATAATGAAATTGACCGAATTTGGCGGCAGAATGATTTCTGCCGATTCGTTGATGACCGGTGATTATGTTGGTATGAAAATCGGTGGTAATTTGTGGGGCAATAATGATTATATTGACCATCCGGGTATAACACATATCGATGGACAACTTGCTTATATGCTCGGCGGATATACAGCGGAAGGCCACATTGATAAACCACAAAAATGCGGCGGGGTTGCCATCACAAACACTAACGAACAATTCAGAAACGTATATTTATCCAATACAATTATAAAACAGTTTCATGTTGTTGCCAGCAGGCCCAAGGACCGTATAATATGTTATTCTAAAGAACTGGTAAATTTGTTTAAAGAGTGCGGAATAAAACCTGGGATTAGAGCTTGGGAAAAAGAAGTTCCAAATAAAATATTTGAATGTTCGGAAAAAATTATTGGCCAATATTTATCTGCTCTATTTGATGGTGATGGAAGTGTTTCAAAATATGATATAACACTGGTAAGCACTAGTTTAAATTTATTGGGACAAGTTCAACAATTGTTATTGAATATGGGGATTGTGTCTTCGCTTAGTAAGCGGGAGAACGTTGATAAAACATTGGCCAGAGAACAAAATAGGATTGCGCCCCATGGTAAGTCCATGAAAACGTTACATCAGGGGTGGAACTTAACCATATCAAGCGAATTTTTCAAAATGTTCGCTAACAAAATCGATTTTAGGATTCTTTATAAAAAAAACAAATTAAAGTGTTATATTAAACAAAACAAAAACAGAAACGATTCTAATTCTTACATTCCACTGAAATTTATAGCTCCTTTGATTAAGTCCTTATATCAGAAGTGCAATAAAGAGACGAAACAATATTTTAGAATATGTGGTTGTAGATTGGATTGTATATTATATAACGCAAACAAACGAATAATTCATGTTGGATACCCGTGGCTTAATAGTTTTTGTAGGATACTCGACGAAGAAGGCATTTTTGATGGCGATTCTAATGTTTTGAGGGAGCTACTTAATGAGAAACTTTTGTGGGTGCCAATTGAGTCAATAGAAAAGTCAAAAAACGTTACCTATGATCTTACTGTTCCGGGGACACACACATTTCTTCAAAATGGTATTGTTGGTGGCAATACTGGAGGCCGGTTAATAGTGCTTAGCACACCGAAGGGGGGCAGTGGTAAGTTTGCCGATATCGTTATAAATGGTTCTCGGCTTGTTGATGGCCAAATCCAAAAAGGGACAAATGAATTCCTCGTTTTCGAATATCCATGGTCGCGCCGATATAGCCAGGAATGGTTTGACAAGATGAAAGTGGGCAAAAGCCCAAAAGAAATTAGTCAAGAATACGAATGTAAATTGCTTGAATCTGGTGCTACTTTTATTGATGCTGATATTTTACAGCGCATAAGATCTGAATTTGAAACACCAATTGAATATCGATATGATAACAAAATGTGGATATGGGAATTTCCATCGCCGGGAAAGCAATTCATCTGTTCGTGTGATGTTGCGAGAGGCGATTCTTCTGATCATTCAACCTTCCAAATAATTGATATAGAAACATTGACTGTAGTTGCGGAATATAAGCACAAGATAAAGACAGATGAATTCGCAAAAGTGCTTTGTGATGTCGGGCGAATGTATAACAATGCTCTTGTGGTTCCAGAAAGAAATGCTTATGGTTCGGCAGTGATGCAGGACATGTTAAAGCTTGAATATGAGAATCTTTATTTCGTTTTTAATGGGATGTATATTTCAAGATGGGACCTATCATCATTTCCTAAGGCGCAAGCGGGCCATACAACAAGCGGAACGACAAGACCGGTGATGATGCAGCGGCTTGAAGAATTCCTTAGACTTGGGAAGATTAAAGTAAGATCAAAAAGATTATATGATGAGTTTACGACATTTTCTTGGAAGGGCGATAAGCCATGCGCCCCTAGGAATAAATCAGACGATCTTGTTCTTGCTCTTGCTATTGGCATTTATGTTTATGAACAAATTTACGGGGATGGAACAAATCTTAGTAAATTCAGAAACATCAACAATGGAGAACCGGTTGGTTTTATGAGAATCAGGGAAACACTAGACCAAGTAATGCAGCCCCAACATCAAGCCAATGTTCAAAACGAAATGGAAAATTTCATGAGCATGATGATTAGGCGCGGGTAGTCAGTAGCACATCTTACATTAACCTACATTCTATTTTTCCGGTATTATAATTAAAAGAAGAGAAGGATAAGTGTAGATGCCAATATATCAGACTCACGATAGCGGTGGACCGAAATTTAGTAATCCTGTTTTTAAGCGACTATGGGCAATGTTTAGGAGGGGCTCAATGATCTCGACCGAGATCAAACCTTCCTTTGACAGAAAAGAAGACATATCAAGCTTTACCTATGACTTCGGCGGTTCGAAGCATATGCTGAATGCGAGCCAATGGTTTTCACTTTCCGATCAATATGGGACTGAGGGAGAACAAACCCGAAATTCACGATATGTTGAGTATCAGCAAATGGAGGCTGTTGGTGAAGTTCATACTGCTTTAAATCTTGTTTCTGATGAGTGCACTTCTCGTTCCGAGGACGGCAAGTTACTTTATATCAACTCCCCAAATGATAAACTTAGAGAAGTCCTTGAGATTTTATTTTATGATATTATTAATATTGATTTTTATGCGTGGAATCTTGTCAGGTCGCTTATAAAATATGGTGAAAATCCACAGTATCTCGATGTTCATCCGCAAAATGGGATACAAAAACTTATTACAATTCCGGTTGATGATTTTACAAGAATTGAGGGAACACCGCAGGATCCCAAAGAAACTAAATTTGTGTGGAAGACGAGAAATCTTGAACTTGAAAATTGGCAGGTGGCACATTTTAGATTGCTTGGACAAGACAAATTCCTCCCATATGGAACTTCCTATCTTGAGGGTGCTCGTCCTTTGTGGAGAAAACTTGTTCTCATGGAAGACGCGATGCTTGTTTATCGTGTTCTTCGAGCCCCAGAGAGAAAAGTATTTTATATGGATGTTTCCGGCCTTAAACCGGAAGCGGTTGATGATTATATGCGAAAAGCCCAGGAAAAATTGCGCAAGACAAATATTGTGTCGACCCTTGGTGGTGGTAAAATTGATCAACGATTTGATCCGCTTGATGTTTCTGAAGATTATTTCATCCCTGTTCGTGGTGGTGAGACAAATAACAAAATTGAATCACTTCCCGGTGGTCAGCATGTGAATGACATTGAGGATGTTGAGTATTTACTGAAAAAATTGATAGCTGCTCTTGGTATTCCGCGTGCCTACCTTACCTACGAGGAGGATCTCGCAAATAAATCAACTCTCGCATCCCTTGATATTCGATTTTCGAGGACGATTGAAAGAATTCAAAGATCGTTCGTAAATGAGTTGACAAAGATTGCCCTTGTCCATCTTATCGCCATCGGTGGATTTTCGAAAGAAGATTTATTTGGTTTTTCTCTCGGTCTTACAAATCCATCAAACATGGCAGCCCTACAAAAGCTTGAACTTATGGAAAGAAGAGTTCAGGTTGCTTCCGCTCTCCACGATGAGAATCTTTTTGATAGACGATATATCTACCGAGAATTCTTTAATGTTCGCGAAGATGAAGTCGATAGGATAGTCAACGGCAGAATGCGCGATGCTTACATAGACGGCAAAATCGAATATATAAAAGCCGAGGCTTCTGGAGGTGCGGCTGGTGGTGAAGAAGGTGGGGGTGGAGGTGGTGGAGGATTTGGTGGAGGTGGCGGTGAAGAGGGAGCGGGCGAGAAAACACCACTTACTACTGGTGGTGGGGAAGAAGAGTTAGGTGGCGGGGGAGGTGCTGCTGAGCTTGGGGGCGGCGGAGAAGCTGGCGGCGGCATAGAAGTTCCAGAAATAGGCGGTGGTGAGGAAACAATAACTGCCGCGAATGATGGCTTTGAGAAAGCACAGATGAAGAGAGATCGCCAGCAGAAACTTACATATCGTCAGAATAGAAAGAGAACAAATAACAAACAAAATGCTGGTTTGGTAGATATCGCGAAACTTGTTGGAAGTGATGAGGACGACACGGCAAATGATCCATATGACAAGGGCGCATTTAGTAGATTAATTGGTGGAAGAAAAACAGAATGGCGCGTGAGCAATAAGAAAATTCTATCGGAGATGTTGGATTGGCGAAGAGTCAACAAAATTCCTGACAAGATTATAATTGCTGAGCAGATAAATCTTCCAATGGATTTTGACCCAAAAGAATTAGAAGAAAAGAACATTATTTATGAACAGAATGATAATAGCGAGAAGGATGACCAAGAAGAGATAGAACTAGAATTTGAAGAAGATAAATAATAAAGAATAATTATAAAAGGAAAGGTAGTGAGCCAAAATGCTTAAACATAATAAGCGGCGCAATTCACACCTCTTGAAAGAGTTTCTCACTCGTGAAATTGCCAAATTAGTTATCGATAATAAGGACCCCAAACAAGTTATAGAATTGACCAAGAAATATTTTGCCTCCGGAACTATGCTGTGTGAGGAAGACAATTTATTTAATGTCATTCTTAAATGTCGCAAAGATAGAAATGTAATAACAAAAGTTCTTGACGAGATAAAAAAATTTGCGAACAAAATTGATGAAAAGAAATTGGACACCGAGAAAACAAAACTTATCGAGGACGCCAGAAAACTCGGCTGCGAAAAAATGTATAATCACAAAGTAAAAGATTACAAATTATTTGCTTCAATTCAGATGTTTATTAATAGCGCCCGAAACAAGGGAATTAATGAGTCTCTTGATGGCATTCATCTCGAAGAAAATATCATTAATTTGCTACTTAATGAAAATGTTGATGATAGTGGTCGATACACTGGGAAACAGCCAAACTTTCATTTCCTTATGATGGTGGACTCAATTACTGAAGATCTTAAAAAAGTCCCGCAATCGCAAAAGGAATTGATTCTAAAATATCTTGATGTGCCGCAGAATGGTGACTTTAGTTTCATCGATAAGAAATTGGCCGAAAATGTAAAAATTATCGAAAATAGTGTAAACAAATTTGGCGAAGATACGAACAAAAAGATGAAAGCATTTGCGGGAAAAATTAAAGAGGCAAAAAATTGTTTAACAATGAAAGACAAGCTTATAACTCTTCTTGAGTCGCAAGAATTGTGCGACGAGCTTTTAATGAAGGAGTAGAAACAACATGGTCAAAATATATCGGACAACTTTAAGTGAAGTAAAGAAATTAATAAAAGAGCAGAAGAAACGATTATTTTATGTCCTTGTTACGCCGCAAAACGATGAAGCATCCGATGATGAAATAATGGATATGTTAACTGGGGATACGATTGCCGATTTTTTGGCAAACGAAGGATTTTTCGTTAATGGTGCTGGTAGGAAACGAAAATGATATTCACATTTGATGGCACATCTAGAGGCATGGGTAATGCCCAAATGCTTGCGGATGCCTTGAAAGAACATGGTTTTGAAGCGGAAGTTAAAATGGAGAGAATCGGTCCACGAGATCCCGATCCTAAAAGTGGCCTAATGTCTTCGTTTCGTGTTATTACCAATGCCCCGAAAGAGAAAGTAATCGAAATTAGCGATTCAATTGAGTATTCAAGACCGCCTGTTAAAGAAAATAGAGAAATAACTCTCAGTGAATTTAAAAAATTGTTAAGTGAACAAGATGACCGTCTTGCTGGTCGTTCTACCTATGACATGCAGGATGCTTATTCTTTTGGTCGTGTTGGACATGTGATTGGTGATGCGATTCTTGAGGCTTGTCTTGATGCCGGATATTCTCTTGAACAAGCTGAGTCAATTTTCCGCAGTAAAAACACTCGATGGTTTATGGACGAAAAAGGTAGTGAATTTGGTAAATTGGCAAAGCGATTATTTAGGGAATATATTCAAACAAATAAGCGACACATTAATAAAATGTTAAAAGATGAAATAGAGCGTCCGGGAGAGCGCCCTGGCCTTCCCAAAGAGGCGATACGTGGCTAAAAAATTAACTGAAATTTTATCAATTGTAAACGAACAGTCGGAAGCTGCCGGTGTTCTTGAGGGCCAGATAAAAGAGGGTTTTGCCGCATCTTTTGCTCAATTTAAACTTGAAGACAATTCCATAAAAGTAGATAAGTTTGATAGTGCGGCGGGAAAAGCAAACGGAACACTCAGCTACAGTGTAAATAATATGAAAATTTATTCATCATTCGTGTTTGTGATAAAAGAAAAGATGTTAATTTTGGGAGAGGAAAAATAAAGGAAATGACAAAGATTTATCGAACAACTTTAAGCGAAGTAAGAAAATTGATAAAAGAACAAAGGGGTAAAAAATTGCGCCGATTTACTGTGTATTTTTGGCAGAAAATTCCATATAAAGCCACTGTTATGGCGTCTGACTTTAAATCAGCAGTTAAGGCGTGGATGGCGGGCGGGGGAGAAGATGCAGAGGAAGTCGATTCTATTGGTGAAGATCAAGAACCAGAAATGACCGAGGTATATGACCCGGATAATGAAATAATGTGGGATAAAACCGGAAAAGTGATGGATTTGGAAAAAGAGGATTAAAAATGCTTGACAATGAATTAAAAATATTAAAAAGCGTCACTTTCTGTCACCCTGGTAGCTGCTGCCCAAAATTTAATTTAACCATGGACGGTTGGTTAATAATTTTAGACGATTTTGGTGGTTCGATAAAAATTAAAGCTGACAAAGAACTTTTGATGAAGACCATAAAGGACCTGTTCTCCGATCAATAATTTCTCACTTATTCCAAAATAATTAAGGGGAGATGTTGAAAAAAGTAGCTGGTGTATATTATATACGAAATACTAAAAATGAAAAAGTCTATGTTGGTAGTAGCCACAATATTGATAATCGATGGCGAGAACACAGAAGAGATCTAAAAAACAATAATCACGATAGTCCGCATCTACAGAATGCTTGGCATAAATACGGCCCCGAAAATTTTGAATTCAAAATTCTTGAAGAGATAGTTATTTGGTTTGATAAGCCAACTAAAGAACAGAAATCGGCATTAAAAAATAATCTCAAATTTTGGGAACAAATTTATTTAGACAATTATAGTGCCGCGAATAGAGATCGTGGTTATAATATCAAACCTATCGTCGAAAATAACAACATGGGTCATAAATATAACTCCGAAGAACACTCCAAGAAGCTTAGCGAAGCAATAAAAAATTCCGAAAAACACAAACAGGCGGTTCAAAGTGAAGAATATAGAGCGCGCCATAGGCAAATTATGAAAATCGCAATGAATAATCCAGAGACGAAAAGAAAGCAATATGAAGCCCATTTTGGTAAGCCACGGAAGGCCAACAAAACTCCATCTTGGAATAAGGGTTTAACCGCGAAAACTGATGATAGAGTGGCCAGGAACGAACATAAGGTCAAAGAATCCAGGAAAGCAAATAAGGTTCCACCGTGGGATGCTGGGTTGACTAAAGAAACAGACGAGAGAATAGCTAGAATTAGTGAATATAATAAACAACATAAAATTGATCCATGGAATAAAGGGCTTACCAAAGAGACTAGTGAACGAGTTGCCAATATGGAGATGAAAGCACAGGAGGTATTGAAGTTGCGTAGGGCCGAGAAAATAATTAAAGAAGAGAACAATGGAGTAGAATAAGATGGTGAGTGGTAATAAAAAAAGACTAGCCGAATATCTTGCCGTCGAGGAAGATAAAGATGTTCCTCCCGAAAAGGACAAAAATAAAGATGGGATCGATGATGATCTTCAGATCCTTCATGACTGCGAAGACAAGCCAGTTGCGGTAAAAGAAGAATTACAACTAACAGTTGATAAAGAGGAAGATGGTTCATGTCCAAAAGACAGCCATTCAAAAAATAACCATGCCGGTGAGGCCGAGGGAACTTGTGAAAGTGATAAATATGAAACACTAAGAGAATCATATGGTCAATGGGGGATTCGATGGTCTGAATTTGATAAAAATTCTCGGCAAGTTAAAAGGGAGAAATTTTTTGATACAAAGGAACAGAGGGACAAATTTGCCGAAAAATTGGAAGATAAATATAATTTTGCCAGATTTGAAGCGTGGTTGGACGAGCCAACTGGCGAAGTGAAAGTTACTAACCCGCCAAGTATTACTTATGAGCCGAGAAAGATTGGTGAATCAATGGACTTAGACATGGGGACCGGCAGATTTAACAAACGAATGAAATTAACTGAACAATGCGGTTGTGGCAGCGATCTTGGGGCTTCTATGGTTAATGTTGTAATTCCTCCGCCAATGAATGATATGTTTGTGGCACCGCCAACAGAGGATGAACGAAATTCAATGTTATGGTCTTTCGCAAAAGCCGTTGCCACACATGTGTCCGAAATGATTGCGAATGATGCGGAGCTTAAGAAAGTTTATGGCCTTGAAATTCCAAGAAAAGCAGCGGTTATGTTTGATGTCGTGTATAATAATATTCTTAGCAATCTGGAGAAAGCGTAAAGGAGAAAGTGTAAAAATGGATCAAGAAAATCGCGTGTCAAAATTTCGCAGGAATAAAATAGCGAATTTATATGGTGTGGCGAATGACCTTGTGAATTTTATTGGTGAGGTTGAAAGTATAATTCACGAAGCATCCGAATGGAGGCAACATTATCAAGGGATCACGGATGATCTTAATGCTGAATATTGGGACGAGGGTGATGATTCGATTCATTATAACGAAATGAATGAAGATGCTGTGGCCGATTACATTGGGGCATATGAGGAAGTTATAGTTGGATTACAAGATTCAATTAAAAAACTAAAAAGAATGGTAGAGTTTAGAGGACATGACTAATTGGGATGAAGACGAATGGAATGAATTGTTTAAATTGTTAAAACAACCATTGGCCTAAAAAAGAAGGAACAAAAATGATGAGCGATACAAAACAACAATTATTAGTAGAAAATTCTTTGTTCGAATATAAAAGCGAAAAAAGAAACGATGGAAAAATCATATTAAGAGGAATAATGCAGAGAGCTAATGTGAAAAACCAAAACAACCGTATTTATCCGAAGGATATTCTTGAACGGGAGCTTAAAAAT